AGACCCTGTACCTTCTGAAGAGTCTGTACAGCCCTCTGAACTTCCATCTCCAGATGTTCAAGATACTTTAATAGAAGTTGTTGATGAGTCATTTAACGATTTCCCTTCTTCTTTGGAGAACGACTTACCTTCGTTGGAAGAGACTTTATCCACTGACGAAACTGAATCTCTCCTTGAATTTCTTCCAGAACTTTCATTAGAAAGTTTGCAAGAAACATTCCAACAAATATCTGAAACCATAACTGCTGCATTTGAATCCATTCCTGGTGGGGAACAAGTTCTTGCCACCATTGATTTTGCTGGTGAACAAATTGCTGCTGCTGCAGAATTTGCAACCAATCTTGGTACCGAGTTTACACCTGAAGAAAGAGAACAAGCCCAACAGGTAGTACTTGGTGCTGTAATCGTAACACAATTAGCATCTCCTAGGAGGATAAAGTAATGAGAATCGCTAAGTTTATTTGGAAGCACCTTGATGCCTGGGCTGGGGAAGCCTTCACGTTGACAGGTCTTTTGATAGCATGGATTGTCCTACCACCTGGTGACACAAGGAACGTAGTTGGTATATGTTGCTTAGGTGCACTGGCTATGTGGACTTTATTTAAAGTCACATTGAACAGTGAGGATGATAACTAACCCTACTATCACTGGAGATAAATGCTAGTTGAGGCAATATTTGTCTTGGCTATGCAACATCAAGAACCAACACCAGCCCAATGGCAGGCGTTGAGGATGTGCGAGTCAAGCAATAGAACCAATGCAGTATCAAGAACAGGAAAATATAGGGGTCTTTACCAATTTGATTTACCTACATGGGAATCAGTTGGTGGGGTTGGAGACCCAGCACGAGCAACAAGGGCTGAGCAACACAGGAGAGCAATCATATTGCACTCTAAGCGTGGATGGCAGCCTTGGTTTACGTGTGGAAAGATAGCAAGAAACACAATTTAATATAGAAAAGCGGACCGTATATCCCCAAATATACGGTCCGCTTTTTTGTTTTAGTAAGCGGCTTTATCTTTCTTTAATATTCTGATAGCCCACTCAAGTCCACCATTAAAACCTTTTGTCCATTCATCTGTTTCAGATTCTATTTTAGAATCTTCTATTCGTTTAATAAATTCTTCTATTATTTTTTCCATTGTTCAACAGGATACAAGATATCTCTAGGTATTATTCTACCATATTGTGCTTGTGTTCCTTTGTCCCATCCTTCTTGTGCTGGTATCCAACCAAGTATTTCTACTTCTTTAAATTCTTTTGGTATAGGTACAACACCAAAGATTACTAGTCCTTCTTTCTTTAAATCTTTTTCTCTAACTGCTGGACCATCTTGTGTTCTAACTCTTCTTACTTCTATGTTAGTTCCAACATCTGGTAAGTCTTTATATTTTTTGTGGTCTGCACCTTCCCAGATACTGGCTGACCAGTATTCGTTGATGGCTTTGGCTACAGCGATTTCACCTATGGCTGCAGCAACAAGTGCTGTTCTATTATCTTCCATCTTTAATGGATTATAGTATGGTGCATCTGGTTTACCCCAGTTGTTTGTGTATCTTCTGATACCGATAGTACTAGCGTATTCGTATTCCCATGTTTCTAATTGTACTATCATTATTCTCCTATGAAGTCTTCATCTAATGGGTCACAATCCCAACAGTAGCCATCAATTAATCCTTCTTCTTCTTGGCAAACCTTGCATGGTGGGTATGGTTCCCTATCTAAGGGGGTTGCTGGGGTGATTAAAGCCCCGCATTTGTAGCATTCTGCGTCTTCTAGGGCATATGCAGAGGGCATGTATCCTACTTCGTCAAACATCACTGTCATACGAAACCAATTAGAACCACAATTAGGGCAGGTAGGTGTTGGTATTCCTCTGTAATCTGCTTTACTCTTCTGGGTTGCCATGGTCATATTCTGTGTAAGGACGCTTTCCACCTAGTTCATCTATCATTGCTTGGATGGCTCGGTCTACACGTTTACGTGCAGCATCAGGAGATATGTTAAGTTCACTACCAACTTGTTCTAATGTTGTGTTGATAGAATTATATCTAAGTCTTAAAACATTTTGATGACGTTCTTCAACTGTTTCAAATGCTTCAGATATATCTGCACGTACTGCTAACCATGTGTTGCTTTCAGCAACAGAGTTTCTATCTGGTTTATAGTTAACATCATTAACACCAACAGGTAGCATATAAGAATCATTTAATATGTATGGTAAAAATTCTTCTATGATTTGTGGTTGATAATAAAAATTGTCAGTGACTTCATATCCTGCTGACTTGGCTTTTTCTTTTGTACAAAACTTTAATGCAGCATTACGTAAAGACTTGGCAACTAACTTATCTCTGTCCTTTGATTCAAAGTTGTCATACCAGTCTCGTAGTTTGTTAGGTCTAGTTGCAAACCATAACCATAGTTCTTGACTTATGTCTTGTCTGTCTATCATCCTGTATCTTTTAGAATACTCGTAAGATATGAGGCTGACTATTGTTGAGTAATCTTTTATGTAGGGTTTGTCCATTATTATTTTGTTGTTATGTTTCAGTCTTGCTGACTAGGAACCCCTGACCATTTGCCACGTAGCACCATTAAAGCAATTGCTGAATAGTTTAGCAGGTCAACAAATGAATCTTCTATGGACTCGTTCTGTGGCGTGTCTTTAACCTCATAGATTAGGTGGTTAAGTCTTGCCATCTTGTCATGCATTCTTACTAGTAGCCCATTGAGTGGTCCTCCTGGGGCGTTGGCTATGTTCTTTGGACCATAGTCTAATTGTTTCTTTACTAATAGTTCCCATGCTTGGTTGTATATAGCAATGGATTCATATTTAAAATCCTCAATGTTTTGCATCATTGACTTCTTTCTCTAGTTGATGGGTTAGCATGTTGGCTTGCCAAGTAATCAATCTGTCTTTGGCTATATCATTCTCATCTGACAGTAGTAGTGTGGCTAGTAAATCTATGTCTAGTCTTACGTTCTCGGTGCCTTCTATCTCACCTAGTTCGTTATACATATCTGCTAGTGCCACCATTAGGTTCACTACTGTTCCATTGTTTAATTGTACTGCTGGTTCTTTAACTTCTTTACCTTCTAATAATTCAAAGATAGATTCAAATTGCTTGTCTGATTCGTTCATCTAAATACTGTGTTCCTTTCTTGAGAACAACGCTGTTTACATCTTCACCTTCAGGCATTTGTAGGATTCTTACGTTGGCTACTGCTCGTTGTATTCTTTTGCCGAACTCTAACCCTGCTTCATCACCATCTGCTAGTACTAGTACTACATCAAAGTCTTCAAAGATACGTGAGTAGTGTGTCTTCCATGACGCAGCACCTGGTGCACCGACAGCAGGATGCTGCGTCTTAGTTGCCATTGTTATTGTATCTATTTCACCTTCACAAATGCAGATATAATTCTTTGCTTTGAATAAAGATTCAACATTAAACAATGTTGTTTCTGCACCTGTCATGCCCATGTATTTTGGTTCAGTGTTATCAAGGGCACGAAATCTTATATCAACTACACCACTTCTTGTTATGTATGGTATTGATAATCTTCCTATGAATTGTTCATGACTAGGTAGTGGTTCTACCACGACGCCCAGGTGGAACGGACTTACGTCCTGCGGGGATAGTCCTCTCTCTTCCAAATACGGTAATGCTTTGTCCACGTTTTTTGCGTAGAGATGTGCTGCTCTGATTAAAAACTCTTTCTGCGAAACTGATAGCCTCACGAAAATCTATCCCTTCTTTGTATTGAATTAAATCGTATCCGTCACCTTTAACATCGCAAGCAAAGCAACAGAAACTTTGTGTATCAAAGTCTACTACTGCTGACTTGCGACTGTCCCCATGAAAGGGACACAAGATACTTAACCTACCATAACTTTTGTTTGGAAGTTTTAATCCGTAATGAATTAAAACATCTTTAATCTGTAAGTCCTTGTCTGGTAGTTTTCGTCTCACCATATCCTGCTTCCTTCAATAAATAAATCCACATGTCAACAGTCATTGTTGCATACCATTGACCAACATCTGATTTACCTTTACGTTTATGTACCACTGCACCTGTCTCTGCTTTAGCATTAACTATCTCAACTAATAACTCTTGTAACCATCCACCTAAATCCATCTTGGCATGGTTCTTTATTTCAATGCAGACACCACGTACACCTGACACATCACCTTTATCGTTAATGTCCCCAGCAAGACGTCGTTCAGCATACTTCCAACCGTGTTGTATAAGATGTTGTACAACTTCACGTTCAGCCTGTGAACCTTTACGTTTGCTGGGGCTAGACATTAGTTCTTCTTTAACGCTTGTCCGATAGATTCTGTTTTGATTTCATAAACAGTTCTCTTCTCACCCTTATCGTTTTCATAAGAGCGTTGCTTCAAGGTACCAGTAATGATTACTGAATCACCTTTCTTAAAGGTTGCATTGGCAACTGCACCACCCCAAATACTTCCGTCCAAGTATGTGGTGGATACATCTACCCATTCACCTGATTCGTTTTGTTTACGAAGGTTCGATGCCACTCTGTAATTTAATACAGTTTCTCCGTTTATTTCTTTTACTACTGGGTCTTCTGTTAGTCGACCGTTAACTATAATGTATGGTAATGCCATTTGTTTTCCTTATCTTCGCTTGTATTATTCTTCATGCCATTCGTTGTCGTCTAATGATTTACATTGACTACATAGAATAGCCCAACCATATGCAACCATGCCACCGTCCATGCCACATCGTTCACACTTAACAACAACATAGCCTTGTTCGGTTTCATCAATCACTTGTCTTAACATCCTTTAACTGCATAGATGCTGGGTCAAATGAGAGCATAGTAAATGTATTACCTGTTGCATCTGCTCTACCATATCTGTTCTTTACTGCTGCAACACAAAGATATATTGATTCACCAATAATCTCTTGACCAATAGTTAATATCAGTGCAGGGATTTGGTTAACCAATCCTTGTATTGCTGACCTTGGTTGGCATGGTGTGCCAATAAAGCCTTCCTTAGTATGGTGCAGTACTAGTACGCAAGCATTGGTATCTCTTGCAAGATACTTCAACTCTTTCATAGCAGCACGCATACCTGAGAACTCTTCGTGTCCATCCATTGCTATATCCATTAGGTTGTCTATAACAATAAGTGTGGGGCTTGTGCCCCATGTTGTTTCAAATGCTTGAACAGACTCATCAATATCACTAAGTGTTGGACTTGATTCAAAAGACCAACGCAAGTAATCAAATTGTTTTAATATATTTTCAGCACTATCTTTATCTTGTTTTAATATTTGTTCAGCATTTGACTGTGTCATACCTGTTGCCATTGCAACAACACGCATACCCATTGTGTGTGCGTTAGTATCTGCTGACATATATAACGTTGGCACTTGTGCTTGTACTGCTATCGCTAAAGCAATAGAAGATTTACCTGCACCTGGTGTACCAGCAATTAGATTAAGTTCTGCTCTACGTAAAACAATTTCGTTTTGTTGTAAAGATTTGAAAGTGAGGGGGAGTGGTTCTCCCCCTACTTCCTTACCACTAATTGCCCTGTAAAGGGTTCTCACTTAGCGACTCTATCTGCTACAAACTTGCTGTAGTCTGGGTCTTTTGGTTTCAAATAGATAGTGGCACACTTATCGGTTGCACCTTTAGGTGCTGCACAAAAGAATCCTTTGTACAATCCGAACTTGCCATTGCCTTCAATGGCTGTCATCTTGCCATGTAAACAATGACGTGTTGCTCCACCACCATTAGAAACTAATGTTGCACCTAATGTGTTTACTACATTGCTGACTGCTTGGGTTGGTGTTACTTGTTGTATTGTTGGTTTACCAATACCACATGCTTCAGCGAATGCTTCCATACTTCCAACAAATGTTTGTGAAAGTGCAGCATCTTGCATTAACTTTTCCACTTCGTCTATTGTGTCGCCACGAAACAAAGGGATTGTTCCATTAGGTAATTTAAAACTTACCTGTATTTTTGATTCAGACATTCGTCTTGTCCTCTTCCTTCTTGTACCATTCACAATGCTGGGTGTACCCACATAGTGAACAGTTGGATATGTTTGGCACGAAGAGTCCTTCGTACCTTGCTCGGTTAAACATTTCTGCTAACCGTATTAACCTATCAGATGTGTACCAACTAAGGTCCACAATAGGAGTAGGTTCTCCTTTCCTAGCCATCCAGTATGAACCATACTTTGGTTTAACACCATAAGTTAATTCAATACCAACTGAATAGAAACCTAATTGCAGTGTGGTTGAAGGAGTTCTCGAGCCAGTCTTGAGGTCGAGAACGACTAACTCACCATCAGGTAACTCCATGATTCTATCTAATGCCATCTTCACTGGCACTGTACCAAAGTTAATCATCATGTTAAGTTCAATAGCAGGTTGACCATCTGGTGCTGTCCATATTTTCCAGTCAGATTCTTGTCGCCAACTCTGATATTTTTTTAACATCTCTAAACCATTGGTGTACCACCATGCTTTGTCTTCTGGTTTACGCTTGTTTGCTGTACGAAATTGTTGTTGCATTGCATCATCACCAACACGTTGACGTACATCTTCAAGAGTATTTTCCCAAGCGTCAGACCAGTACTTGTGAAGGTCAATGCTTGTCATGTTCCTCTTTCCATATGTCGTGGTCAAATGATTCTGATGCTTTATGTACAGCGATACCACCGAATAACCACCATGCTGGAATTTCTTTAACTTGTTTTACTCTGTTCAAGTAATACATGTATCCGCATGCAAGATAATCAGTGAGTGATGAGTAACTAATGTGGTCGGGGAGTTCATCCCCATTGATGTTAATCATCTAAGGTGCAGGTCTGGAGGAGGAAGTTAACCAGACCTGCTGTGCGTGTTACGTTTTGCTTATTGAGAAACGGATATCCGTTTTGTTTGTTATGCATAGTCCACAAGTGTAGCAGGCACCACCGTCTTTTGTAATCAACGGAATCTGCCGTGTCTGCTCAGGACATTTAGCCCCAGGTTTACCTGTTATGGCTCTGACCTGCGACGATGCATCCTCAAATGTGTCAGCCAACCATGCTAACTTAACACCAAAGTCTTGGCGTAAACGTTTAGCCTCATGCTTGTTGTCCTCATCTGCTGAGAAATATAAACTAAGATTAGGTATCCCAGTTAACATTTCTACTGCACTAGGTACCCTTGTGTATACCCAGAACTGTACATCTTTGTTATGTTTAATAACTCTACGCCATGCTTTAGTGTAATCATTGGAAAAGAAATCACCATCCCAATGGATACGAAAGTATTTAGCAGCATTGTACTTATCACAATCATATTTAAAATCCTGAATCATAAACTGAATCATCTGTTGCAGTTCATTAACTGATTTGTTTTGAACAGCATCCCAATTGGCTAGTAATAATTCACGTGTGCTTTTAAATACTTTCTCTAACTTACCTGCATAACATATCTTCTCGCAGACTGATGTCGCACCTGGACAAGAAAAAGATTTACCAGAGGGGAGACCAAAAGTATTTGCTACTAATGGTCTCTTACCATCTGGCATAGATATTGTTGCAGTTTTCCTATCGTTGTTGCGTCTCAGTCTGGGTAGACTAGAACTCAACCTCAATACTTTCTTCTGAGTACTCATCATCAGCATCAGCATCGATAGAATATTCAAGACTGCCAACAGCGTTCTTGACTTTCTCTTCTGCATCTTCTACTGATTCTGCTTTAACAGTGAATGAATAAGTAATAGTTACGTGACCCTCGAACTCTTGTTGCAACAGGTCAGCACCTATTTCACCAAGCAACTCGTTGGCTTCATCACGATGAACAGTTATCTCTTCATCTCCACCATCGAATTGGTCTTTGAAGAAGTTATGAACTGCTACTTGTAACTTACTAATATCACCTAGTCTTTTATCTAACCGTTCTGCTTGTTCTTTTATTGTTGCTTCATACTCATTTATCTTTTGTTGTACTGCATCCAACGGTGTGAATGATGTAACCGTTGCTGGTATTGTTGTTTCGTCTGACATTTGTTTCTCTCCTTTTTTAAGTGTGCCCTGCCCAACGCAGGTAGGGCACACGATATTAATATCACTTACTTTTATATAGCCTGCTCCGTAGCATGCGAAGCACCATGTTTCGGTCATTGCAGCAGCAAGTCCAATGCACGGTCCTTTATTACTTCACCTTCTGCTAACACCACACGTTCAGCACGACGAGCATCCTTAGCAATCTTTATATTATTTGCTGTGCTTCCACGTACATTTGAATAGTAATCAGCA